AGAGGTCAAAGTAGGACTCCAGCTCAGTAACCGTTTGGTCATAAGCATAACGGAGAGTCTTGATGTCGGGTTCGTCCTGAACGTATGTCAAGGACTCAGAGATTGAATCATTCAGCATCTTCTAGAAATAGTCGTTTCTGTATGGATTTAAGTAACCTTACAGTATAGGTTGATGAAACGCCTATTGTATCACATAGCTCTGCATTAGTCATAGGGACTCTTGTTTCGTGAAGAACGGTACGTCTAAAGATTTCCCAGGATGCAAAACGATCCACTTGTTCTCTGCACCATTCCCTATCAAGAGTATCTGGGTTTTTGCACATAACGATAACTGACACCCTTAATGTCCTCAATGGCTTCAAAGGTGACCTTCTTTCCTACCAGCATTCCCTTCTTTGTTCTGGGAACCATCATTGCTACCTTTTTACCTATTTCTTTGTTTACAACATAATTATATCTAGGGTTAGGGCATTCTGATATTACTATACCTTCGTAGTGCTTGGGTATGATTTCATCAATCATTAGGGACTTGCTGAGTATCTCAGCCCCTTGTTCGTTGACCCAAGTGTTTTTACCTTTGCCTGTAAGGCTACCCTCTGGTAATTTTTCTGTAGCTATTCTAAAAGCTTCTTCAAAATCAACCTCTTGTTCTTCTGCTAATTTACTTAATCGTACTTTCATTAATATCCTCCTGTTGCTCTAGCTGTTGCCTCCATTTCGCTTGATGCAAAATAATCAGGTCCGTATCCACCGTTTGACATCCTCAAATATCTGAGTACATCAAAGAAGTCCTTCAGGGCCTCATCTGATTTACCAGCTGAGTTATAGTTAATTATACTTTCAATCAGGTTACCGCAGCTATGATGTACATAACAGCGAGGCCGATTGGCTTCGTCCACTTCGTAGTTGGGGTTATAGCTGAACCACTCATCAAGTGCGGTACAACCAATCTGTTCTGTTTGACCATCGGATGGTATGAAACTCATTCCGTAGTCATAGAACGTGGTAAATAAATCAACATTGTTTTCATTTTCTTTTGCAAAGAAACGAGAGTCACCTACCCTCTCCATTACTTCTATGCCTAGTTCGTCTTCAATCTCCTCAAAGAGTTCAACATAACTCTCGACATCCATTCCAATCTTTTTAGATGCTGGACCATATCTCCACTTGGGATCACCGAATAATGCCCACTCACCATAGGTGTCCCTATCAGGCCACTCTCTGCGTATATATATTTCACCTTGTTCTGTTACACCAGCCCACAGAGCTACATAATTCCTAGCAAATGGATTCTCATCCGAGTGCAGGTACACAATACCAGCATCTCTTTCTGGGCTGTACTGTTTTACTGGTACATCTTTACCTAGAAGATCTGCGTGACGTGTCTCTAATGTTTCAGCTCCCTTTAGGTACTCGGAAACAAACGGTGTATAACCATCAATAGGAGTAAAGCCTAGGATCATCTTGCTGTTCCTTGTAGCTAATCTAAATCTTAATGTATTTACTAGGGCAGCATCACCCAGGTACTCATCCAACCAAGCACCTAGATTTAGACCACTGGACTGCTTGAAGCCGAACTCAAAGCCCTCCAAGATAGTCTGGTTATTGCTGAACTGTGTATAGGTCTTGAAGTCCACCCTAGTTCTGGTATCAGGAAAGATAAAGCTACTGCCAGTAAAACCATTCTGCATACTGAAGTTAATGTATCCCTCTATACTCTTGGTCTTCTTTCTGAACTCCTTTGGCATCATCTCCCAGACCGCAGCCTGCTGTACCTTTACGGATGTATCCGCATTCTGGCTGAAGCACACAACGTGTCCATCTTGGTTCTGTGTAACTGCCTGCATCAGCATCTTTGCACAGCCAGTAGTTTTACCACTTCTGTTGCCACCGAATGTAATTACTTCATCGTACTTTTCAATAGCTTCACGCATCCTATCCCAACCAGGTAGATCAAAGCCGTGACGTAGTGGATCACTTTCAGCTGCTCGGATCCTGCCCTCGTGAGCTTCGTGCAGATTAGCCAGTAGCTTTGGATCAATCTCACCAAGGGCTACTATCTCTTCATCCGATGGTGGTTGAAGGATTGGATGCTTAGTGAACTGTAGTTCCATCTTCGTCCTCTTCATCCTCTCCCCAGTCAAGTTCAAAGTTATTGTTATCTAACTTAACCTCTTGGTGCATTTCATTAATCAGCATCCTGCCACTGGGAAGGTGGTCGTAATCAAAGAAAACTTCTCCCTCTTCATTCATTACTATGAAGCACCAATGCTCAAAGTGTTCACCTAGTATTCCAGTTATCTGATCATAGATTGGATCATAGCTGTCATCTAGTATTGATCTAGGCATCCTGTACCTCCGCTTCTATTACCTTTGCTTTTTCTATTCTTTCCCTAGCTGCCTTGATGGTAGCCTCGTATTCATCCTGTGTATATACCTTTCTGTCCTCAGTAATCTGGGTGGCTTCGCCTCTAGCTGTTAATAACAGAATAGGTGTAATTGATAGTCAAGATGCAGTTTTTGGTAATATGGCTTATGATCTTGCATCATTAATTGATGATGTGAGATTAGAGACA